GTCACCAGCACAAGGCTCAACGAACAGCGTCCTTGGCGGTAGGTGCCCCAGCAACGGAACCACTGCCGCATAGGGGGTCGGATAGAAGTCCCGCTCCCGACGCTCAAAGTCTGATCTCTTACCCATGATTCCTCCTCTAGGTGCGCGGTGCGCGATGATTCCTATACTCCCTATCAGTACCGTAAAAAAAATATCACCCCCTCAGAAACCCACGTTTTCCGTTAAAAAAATAACTGTCTCACGTTAGGGTATATATTCAATTATCAAGCACTTCTTATAAAATTATGCTAAATGCTCGTTGAAAATCAGTAGCTTGGGGGAGGTGCGCGAAGTTATCCCCATCGCGCACTTTTTCGGTCTTCGCGCACCTCGATCTGACCCCTAGGTGCGCGGTGGGAATAAACCGCACACCTCTAAAACGGGCAATCTGAGACCCCCTGGTGGTAGTCCCGAACAGCCTTCTTGACCTCATCGTCAGGCAGGCCCCGATGCCATACATAGTGCAAGCTATTAGTCTTCGATACCTTCATCCGCCGCCCCTCCAGAGGCCTGTACCCCATAGCCAAGAGAATGGCGTTAAGGGTCTTGGCTGGCGGCATGGTATCGTCCTCCAGTTCGCACAGCTTGTTGAGCCAAGTGACGTCCAGAATCTGGCGACCGATGATCGGGCAACCATGCTTCTCGATAGCGTCCTCAATCGCAAGCTGCCCCGGCGAAGTGGCCAGACCCATCATTTCCTGCCGCGCCGAGGTCATGGGCGCACGACCCTTGGCATTAAACTCTGGGCTGATCTTCCAGTCGCGCAGGAACCTTGACAGAGCATCCGCCCGCCGCTCGCTCTCATCAAACAGCCGCGTGAAATAATCCGCCGCCGCGACCGGGCCTCCAAGCTCCGAAAATAGCTGCTGCTCGGACTGGATGCGTGAGAACAGTGGAGCATAGCGCCTATCGCCCTCAGACAGCGGCAGAGCGTCCTTGTGGTTCGTGAACATCATATAGCTGGTAAAGTTAGGCACAGTGCGCTGGTCGCGCCCCTTCTCCTCGATCTGGATCGTGGTGTTGGAGATGAATGGCTTGAGCCGATCAACCAACTCGTAGCGGTTCTCACCGGCAATGCGGATCTCCTCGATGATCGCAAGCAGAGCGCCGTGCGCCCAACTGGTAAAGCGACCGGCAAGGCTCATTGGCTCGACGTTACGGGCCATGTGGCCCAGCACGTTCTGCATGACCACGCCGAAGTAGCTCTTGCCCACACCCTGCGCGCCCTGCACCAGCAAGGCCCAGTTGATCTTCTGGCCGGGCTTCTGGACCACCCAGGCCATGAAGTCGATCAGGAGGCGCTGCTCCTCCTCATGGGCCAGCGTCATGCGCACATGGCGCATGAACATGTCAATGACAGCCTGACCGTCCTCGTCCATCACTTCGCACGGAGCGATGCCGCTCTGCCGGTAGCTGTTAAGGAACCGCTTACCGTCGTGGCTGAAGAACATACCCCCAGACGGCCAGAACATCACATCGACCACCGTCTCGATCTTGCAGATGTTCAGCGCGAAGGTGGAGGGCAGCATCTCGGTGTCAACGCACTCGTCCTCACGCCCATACTTTGAGTTGAAGGCCTCGCGCTTGATGGCGTAGTGCTGGACGGTGTTGTAGAACTCACAGGTCTTCTCGATGTAGACCCAATCGGCCACCCAATCGGGCACATCATCTTTTTCGACCCGGCTTGTCCCCTTTGCGGGCTTCAACTGGCCTTTAATGTCTGTCTTGGTCAGGCCGGTGTCCTTCCCCCAAGCATCGTAGACTTCCTGTGCCAGAAGCGAGCGTTTGTCCAAGGGAAGGACATTGACACCGATCCGCTGGATGCGCTTTTTGAAGGCATCGTAGCTGTCCATGTCACAGACCGCAGCAGCGTCCTCAGCGAGCTTCTCAAACGCCTTGCGCTCGACCGTGCTGCGAACCTGGGCAACACCTGTCCCGCCGGTCGCCACCTTAGTCAGATGGATGATCGAAGCGAAGGTCACAACGCGGGTTGAGTTCCCGAAGGACTTCCACTTCTTTTCCATCTCCTTCGGCTCATGCTTGCTGGACTTCTCAGACCACGCTAGCCAGCGCCCAAAGCCCGTCTCGCGATCACCTTGGTACTGATGATGCAGCGCGGCACCGACCCGCAGCCACTCGTCGTACTCAAGCCCCTCGGCCTGATAGCTGGACAGGTACGCATCAACCTCATCATCGCTCAGATCGAGCGGCTGGTTGGCGATGGCGATCTCCAGATCGTCCTGTTCAGTCTTGACCGGCACAGCGATCTCGTCCGGCACGGCCAGCGGACCACCTTCTTGCACATAGGACCATGCTACGGAGAGGTCCGGGCAAGTGGGCATGTACATGAACTGGTTGGGGATGAACGAGCAGTTGTCGAGCGGGATGTCGAGCGCCGAGCCGAAGTCGCGGGAGAACTCGCGGTACTCATCAGGCGTCACGTTGCGCGACAGGGGGATAATGACGCGAATGCGTGGACGATCCGGCTGGTGCGAGAAGGTCGAATAGGCCACGAAGGCGGATTCGATCCGAGTGACAAGCAGAAAGGTCAGCTCGTCAATGTTCATGTCAACTTCGTCAATGTCCAGCGTCAGAAGCGAGCGAAACAGCAAGCCATCTTCTTTGCGCTCCGAGGTCTTGAAAGCCCCGCCGACCAGATACTGACCGCCCTTCTCAAGGGCTACTTCATGGCGGCTGAGCCGCTTGGCGATGTCAGACCACGCGACCTTCTTGTGCTTGACCGTGCCGAAATCGACACCAAGCGAGATTTCATATTCCATGTTCAGTCCTTAGTTTTAGTGAGATCAACCGCCTTGAACTTACCCCCAGATAGCTTCTCCAGTTCCACTGCTCGTTTGGGCGGCAACCAGCCGCGCGCCACCCAATGGCTGACCGCAGCGCGATCAACGTGCAGCGCCCTGGCTAGGTTGGCCTGACTCCCAAACCACTCTACAACCTCTTGCAACATACCTCTTGCCTCATTGGAAATGTGCCGCTAATGTTAAGCGCAGTTCAACACCAAAGCAAGAAGGAAAAGATAATGCTAGAAACCGAAATCAAAGAACTCACCAAGGCGATTAACGCTGCGACTGAGGCGGTCAAGGTGCTGACGGAATCGCTCCGCAGCCCGGTTAATGCCGCGACCGACTGCGAGGAAGAAGAGCCTGTCAAGCGTCAAGAGACACTTGACGATCCGCAGGATCAGGACATCACCGCTGATGGTCTCCAAGCCATGTGCATGAAGGCTGTGCGGGCGGATGAAAAGAACCGCCAGAAGATTAAGGAGATCATTGGCGGATATGGCGTGGATCTGATTAAGGACATTTCGCAGGAGAATTACCCTGAGCTTATCAAGAAGCTGGAAGCCCTGTTCTGATGGCGGCTCACGCTCGTCTAAGCGCCAGCGGGTCACACCGCTGGTTGGCTTGTCCCGCCTCGGTCGAGGCTGAGAGAGCTATTGCCGACAAGTCCAGCCCCCATGCGTTTGAGGGGACTGTCGCGCACGAACTGGGAGAGATGTGCCTAAAGACGCAGACCGACGCCGAGGAGTGGGTTGGCAAGGTTCTGCCTGAGACGAATGCCGAAGTTACGCAGGAAATGGCTGACTTTGTGCAGGAGTACGTTGATTATGTTCGCTACCACGATCACCGGGATGGATTCTTGGGGATCGAGGTGCGGGTGGATTTCAGCGACTGGGTGCCGGAAGGCTTTGGCACTTGCGACGCAATCGTGCTTCGTGACGATCTGCTGCATGTCATTGACTTCAAATACGGTAAAGGCGTCAACGTCTCTCCGGTAGAGAATAGCCAAGGGCTGCTCTATGCGCTTGGGGCCTATGCTGAGTTCCGCGCCTTTACTGACATCAAGCGTATCCGCATCTCTATCGTCCAGCCGCGCATCAAGGAGGCCCCGGAACATTGGGAGATCGACCTCGACACGCTCCTGAAGTGGGGTGAATACGCCAAACAGCGGGCCGAGATGGCCTGTCAGCCGGGTGCTGAGTTCAACCCCGGCGAGAAGCAGTGCCAGTTCTGCAAAGCTCAATCGACTTGCGCTGCGCTTAAGGTCCATGTCGAAACAGCCCTTATGGCTGAGTTCGACAACCTAACGCAGTTGACGCCGGTTAATCGCCTCACCGACGAGCAGCTTGGCCGGGTGCTGAACAACAAGCGCCTGGTCGTTAGCTGGCTCGACGCGGTGGAGGGCTACGTCAAGGAGCAGCTTCAGAACGGTGTCCCGGTCCCAGGCTTCAAGCTGGTTGCCGGTAGGGCTAATCGCCAGTGGGCTGAAGGCGTAGACGCTAAGGTCGAAGACCTGTTTGGGGATCAGGCATACAGCCGCAAGTTGATCTCGCCAGCGCAGGCCGAGAAGCTACTGGGCCGCAAGCGTCTGGACGAAATTGCCGACCTGGTAGTCAAGCCTGAAGGCGCACCCACCATCGCAGGAGCGGACGATCCGCGACCGGCAGTAAATATCACGGCAGATGATTTTTAGGCTTGCATCTGGATTTGTGATGACCTACGCTCAACACGCACTGTTGAGTGCAAAAGCCTAAAAACTGCAAAGGAAATGCAAATGAAGATCAAACTTCCAAACGTCCGCCTCTCGTTCCCTTCGGTCTTCCAGAAGGCATCGTTCAACGGGGTAGAGACTAAGTATGAGGCTACCTTCCTGCTGAGCAAGAAGGAACACGCCGATCTGGTCGCTTCGATCCAAGCTGAGATCAAGAAGAAGGTCGCTGAAGACCTGAAGGGTGCCAAGCTGGGTGCGGACAAGATTTGCCTGCGTGACGGCGATGAGACTGAGTATGACGGTTACGCCGGGCATCTCAGCCTGAAGGCATCTAACAAGAAGCGCCCGATGGTCCTCAATAAGGACAAGACGCCGCTGACTGAGGACGATAACGTCATCTACGGTGGCTGCTACGTCAACGCGATTGTCGAACTCTGGGCGCAAGATAACCAATATGGCCGCCGCATCAACGCTAACCTGCTCGGTGTCCAGTTTGTGAAGGATGGCGAGCCGTTCGGTGGAGGCGGTGAGGCCCTTAAGGCCGATGACTTTGACGATCTGAGCGGAGACGATTTCGAGTTCTGATTTCCTTTGGCCCCAGGTCGTGTTGGGATGATCTGGGGCCATCCTTTCTGAGGCTACTCCTCAATGATTATAATTGATTGTGAAGTCTATAAAGACTACTTTTTGCTGGCTGCGTTACATGTAACCAGTGGCAAGACAGCCGCATATGAAATGTATGATGGCTGTGACTTTGATGTCACAGCGGCAAAGCGCCTGATGTCGGGCCACACGACAGTCGGCTTCAATTCAAAGAACTACGACTTGCCGATCATTGCTGCTGCACTGGCTGGCCATAGCTGCGAGCAGATTAAGGCGCTTTCTGACAGCATCATTGAGGGTAACTTGCCGCACTGGCAGCTACCGATAACTGCGCCGAAGTCTTGGGATCACATTGACCTGATCGAACTGGCGATTGGCTCGGCCTCGCTGAAGATTTACGGCGGTCGCCTTAACGCTCCCAAGATGCAGGATTTGCCGATTGAGCCGGGCGCGTCGATCTCCCCTGAGCAGCGCAAGGTACTGCGTGAATACTGCATCAACGACTTGGAGACCACGGTACTGCTGTACAAGCATCTGAAGCCCCAGATCGAACTGCGCGAGCGCATGTCTGAGGAATATGGCGCGGATCTTCGCAGCAAGAGCGATGCCCAGATTGCCGAGGTCGTGATCCGGTCGGAGATTGAGCGGGTGTCGGAGTGCGAAGTGTCGAAGCCGTCGATCAAGAAGTCGATGCGCTTTCGCTACCAGCCGCACCGCATGATCTCTTTCCGCTCGGAGGCGCTGCAAAAGGTCTACCACAAAGTGTTAGAGACAGACTTCCAACTGGCTGCAAACGGATCGGTCGAGATGCCGGATTGGCTCAAGGCGGAACGCATTAGGATCGGCCAGGCTGAATACCAGATGGGTATTGGCGGGCTGCATAGCTGCGAGAAGCGGCAGTTCATCGAGGCCGGTAAGGGTCACTTCCTTGCCGACTGGGACGTTGCCAGCTACTACCCCAATATCATTCTGGCACAGCGGCTGGCACCCAAGCACCTTGGCGATGACTTCCTGACTGTCTTTGAATCCATCGTTGATCGGCGGATTGCGGCCAAACGCGAGATGCAGAGGATTGAGAAAGAGATTGCCCGATTACCGGACGGGTCTGAAAAGCGCATTGCTGAGTTAAAAGAAGAGCATACTTACCATAAAACTCAGTCGGATGCTTTTAAACTCTCGGTAAACGGATCGTTCGGTAAGCTGGGTAGCAAGTACAGCTTCCTTTACAGCCCTCAGCTTCTGATCCAGACCACGCTCACCGGCCAGTTGGCCTTGCTCATGCTGATTGAGCGCATGGAGGACACAGGCATCAGGGTAGTCAGCGCCAACACAGACGGGATCGTCCTGTACGGAGAGAAGGCTTTTGAGGCTGCGATGGCAGGCGTGGCTTGGGACTGGATGCTTGACACCAGCTTTGAGCTTGAGCGGACGGATTATCGCTGTCTCGCCAGCCGCGATGTAAACAACTATCTGGCCGTCAAACTCGATGGGAGCGTCAAGGGTAAAGGTATCTTTGCTCCGCCCAGCCTCGCTAAGAACCCGGACTGCCCAATTGTCTATGAGGCGGTGGCTAATCGTATTGCCAAGGGCACTCCGGTCGAGCGAACTATCCGGGATTGCCGGAATGTTGAGAAGTTTGTGACCGTGCGCCGGGTAACGGGTGGCGGCGTCTGGGGCGATGAGTATCTAGGCAAGGCTGTGCGGTATTACTACGCTACTAGCGTAGCGCCCGATCAGGCGATCACCTACCAGAAGAACGGCAATAAGGTGCCCAAGAGCCTTGGTACAAGGCCGCTGATGGTGCTTCCTGATGCGTTGCCGGACGACATTGACTATCAGGTCTATGAGAATGAGGCCCGCAAGTTGCTTGCTGAAGTGGGGTATATGTGATGCGCGAACGTGACATTGAGCGCAAGGCTTGTGATCTGGCCAAAGAGGCTGGTTGGTTGGTCTTCAAGTTTGTCTCACCGGCTCAGCGTGGTGTGCCTGATCGCATCTTTATACGTCAGGGACGTATAGTGTTTATCGAGTTCAAGGCTCCTAGTGCAAGACCAACCAAGCTGCAATGGCGAATGATTGAGCGTCTGCGCGACCAGGGGTGCGAAGTCTATGTGTGCGACTCAGTGGAAAGTGCTTGCGATGCTCTCGGAATCTGACCTTCACAACTATCAAACTAAAGCTATCGACTTTATAAAAGAGCGTAAACGCTGCGCTCTTTGGTTGTTTATGGGTGCTGGCAAGACATCCACCACCCTGACTGCTGTGAGCGATCTGATCGACAGCTTCGCAGTCCGCCGCACCTTGGTTGTTGCCCCGCTGCGCGTTGCCAATAGCGTCTGGAGGCAGGAAGCGGCCCATTGGAAGCATTTGCGCCATCTAAATGTGTCGGTCTGCACAGGCCCTGAGCGACAGCGCCTGTCGGCCTTACAGCGAGACGCTGACATCTACGTCATAAACCGCGAGAACATCCCTTGGCTAGTGAACCATTACAAATCGGACTGGCCCTTTGACTGCGTGGTGATTGACGAGGCGTCGAGCTTCAAGAACCCGTCCAGCCAGCGTTTCAAGGCTCTACGCAAGACGCTGCCGCAGACCAACTACATGATCCTGCTGACCGGGACACCTAGCCCTAACGGCCTGCTTGACCTGTGGTCGCAGATTTACCTGATCGACTACGGCAACACGCTCGGCAAGACGATGACGGCCTACAAGCAGCGGTTCTTTGAGCAGGACTACATGGGCTACAAGTTCAAGCCCCGCGAAGGCTCTGCGGATCGCATCCATGCACTCTTGCAGCCTATGGTACTATCAATGGCGGCAGAGGATTACCTCGAACTGCCCGACAGGATCGACATCGTTCAGCCGGTCGATCTGCCCTCAAGCGCGCTCGCAGGCTACCGAGACTTTGAGCAGACGCTCTTGGCCGAGTTGCCGGACGGAGAAGAGATCGAAGCAATGAACGCTGCGGTCCTTGCCAACAAGCTGCTGCAATACTGCAATGGCGCGGTATACACCGATGACATGGGTAGCTGGTCGGAAGTGCATAGCGTAAAGCTTGATGCGCTAGAGGAACTTGTCGAGCAGAACGAGGGCGAAAACATCCTAGTCGCCTACAACTACAAGACCGATCTGGAGCGCCTGCTAAAGCGGTTTCCGTTTGCCAGGGTCTTGGATAAAGACCCGCAGACCGTCAAGGATTGGAACAATGGCGAAATCCGAATGCTGCTGGCCCATCCTGCCAGCGCCGGGCATGGCCTTAACCTACAGCGCGGTGGCTCGCTGATAGTATGGTTCAGCCTGAACTGGTCGCTTGAACTCTACCAGCAGTTCAACGCTCGTCTTCATCGCCAGGGGCAGAGCAAGCCGGTTCGCATTGTTCATGTGGTCGCTTCGGGCTGCATTGACGAGCGAGTGATGTCGGTTCTTGGCGAAAAGGATGCACAACAGTCCGCTCTGCTAAACGCCTTGAAACCATGACAATCTTTTTTGTTGACGAGACTCTGAAACGGGAATAACCTCCTCCTCATTAACAAGGAGGCTCTGGTGATTGAGAAGGTTCTGAGTTCTGTTTCTGATGCGTTTGACATCAGCCGCGACATGCTTGTTTCGCATGATCGGCGGGAGTTCATCCTGCCAGCCAGGTTCGCCGCCTACCACATCGCCTATCGCGTATGCCGCATGAAGTATATGCACATTGGCGCTGCAATGGGTGGGCGCGATCACAAGACGATTGCTTACGGATGCAGCCGCGCTGAGTATATGCTTGAGCGCGATCCCAGCTACGCCGCAGTTTATGAGGAGGCAGTCAATGGCCTTTGAGCGTCATAGCAAGCGTTGGTACGCACCGCGCCCGTCTTGGAATCGCGGTGCCACGATCAACGGCAAGCCTGCGTGGCAGGTCGCCCAGGAACGGGCCGAGCAGATGAAGGAGAAGGTTGATGCGTAACTATGTGACTAAGCTTATCGCCGCACTGGCTATCGGCACTTCTACTCCCGCATCTGCGGCTGAGGAGCAGCTTCCAGAGTGGTTCCCCGTTGCCACCACAAAGAATGGCACAGTCATTTCGGCCCGCAGCGAAGACTTGGTGCAGGGCCGGTCAAACCAGATGGCGGCTAAGGTCTGGGTCAAGTTTAATGCCAGCAACGACCGGACCATTAGCTTTACGGAAGCTAGGGTTCTCTACGCGATCAATTGCGTTGCCCGAACCTCGCTAGTCGTGATGAGCGCGTACTATTACCGCAACGGTAAGATGGCAACGACCGGCCCGCAGGCCGAGCAATTCATCGTCCCAGAGAGCAATCTCGATCTCGTTGCCGATCTGCTGTGCGGCGATCCAGCGTTTGAGCCGAACTACCGCTAGGAGGTAATGATGCGTGACAACTTACCACTGCTGTTCATCCTGAGCATTCTGGGCATCGCCGCGTGGATCGCCTTCACGACACCCGACATCGAGGACATCGAACTGACTGATGAGGATTGGGGACTATGACTGACAAGCAAACCAAAGGAGCGACTACCATGACTGACAAGATTACCATCAACGGAGTTGACTACGTTCCTGCCAACAGCAAGCCCGCTGGCAACCGCGCAGTGGTCGTTGTGGATCGCGGCTGGATTTTCGCAGGCGATGTGACCCGCGAGAATAGCCGCATCGTGCTGACCAATGCGCTGCACGTATTCAAGTGGGAAAGCACCGGCTTTGCGGGCATGATTGCCGATCCGAAGAAGGCCAAGGCCGACCTGCGCCCCATCGCAGATGTTGATATGCCTGCCGGTGCGGAAGTGTTCTGCGTCCCGGTGAAGGAAGGTTGGGGGCTGTGATGGCCCCCAATACCTTCATGCCGGTCGGCTATGGCAACGGCTATGGCAACGGCTATGGCAACGGCTACGGCTACGGCTACGGCTACGGCGACGGCGACGGCGACGGCTACGGCTACGGCGACGGCTACGGCGACGGCTATGGCTACGGCTACGGCGACGGCGACGGCGACGGCTACGGCTACGGCTACGGCTACGGCGACGGCTCTGTCAGCAATTCCGACAAGATTAGGAGGACTGGGGACTATGACTGACGATCTAGTGGCACAACTGCGCGACGAGGTCGCACGGGCAATCGAAGTCGAACTATCTATGTGCGCCATCGCTAATGCCGAGGCACCTAGCGAGTGGATCGACGGGTTCGAGTTTGCGTGGAAGCGCGTAAAAGAAGCACTTGGCGATTGGAAGTCAGAAGCCGGGGATTTGGGAGTGAAGCATGACCGATAAAAGCACACACGCTTCGGACTGCGACTGGCACGTTGACCAGTATCCGTGGGAATGCACCTGCGGGCTGATAGCGAGGAAGAAAGCAATGGACGAACTGATCGCGCTTAGTGCTTACGAACTGGGCTATACGACAACCCTGCAAATCAGGACCGCCTCTCCCAGATTACATTGAAGGTAGACAACGAACTGGGCGACCAGATCATCGCGGCTTGGCTGGCAAACCACATCCAGTGGACGCGCGAGGCTTATGAAAGCGCAACTGGCGAGCAGGACAAGACCGACGCCATGCTTGACCTATACGCCATGACGCGGATTTACCGCTATGCAACGGGGCGTTTATTCCCCCACCCCATCCTTGATAAGCTGCTGGCCCCATTGGTAGGCCGCTTCAAGCCGTGCGGTGTTATCCGTGCAGATTTTCAGGTCGCGCTCTGTGACGGCCACCAGGAAGGTTTCTCCACCGGCTTCTTGACCGCTTCCGGCAGTTTGACCTTCGCCGCTGGCACCGGGGGTGCTGATACGATGGTCTTTCCGCAGGCGGTTAGCAGCAATGTAGCGGTCAAGGCTATCGTGAGCCGATGCAAGTTCTTTCGCATGGGTTTCCTCTGCAATCTCATAGGCGCGCTTGTATGCGGCCTTTTCCTTTTCACGCTGGGCGATCTGGGCCTGCCGGTTGGTTTCGCTGGCGGCAACCAGCAGGGCCTTGTCGTTGCGGCAATCCTCTAGCGCGTCCTTGGCGCTGTTTAGCCGCCATGTTTGAATGCCTAGCGCAATGGTCAGCGGGACAATGGCAATCAGGATGCGGTAACGCTTGAACAGGACGATTGCGGCGTCTAGGGCCATAGCAATAGGCATTACTGAGCGTCCCCCTGGTCGCTGATCTCAACTCCGTCCCGACCAGCCTTGATCGTGCGCTTGACCAGCAATGCGCCAATAGCTGAGATCGTTGCTAGAACCTGGGCGTGGGCCGCTAGGGCCAGATAGAAGGCGTAGTCAGGGTGATCGCGTGTCAGATAGACGCCAACCGCCGCAAAGCCCGTAAAGACCGCCGCTGCACCCCACAGGGCCACCAGAGCATAGGCCCTGCGCCCGTCTGGCGTGGTGATCGGCGGCAATTTCATTATCGCCTAAGCTGCTGGTAGTTCCAAACAGCAACCCCAACGTAAAGCGCACAGAAAACCATCAGGAACTCGTCAGCGTATTCGTTGCCGCTCCACACAAGGCCCGCGACTACAGCGATCCCGATACCCTTCAGAACGACCAGCGCAGGGATCACACCAAGCTTGTCCATGAACCAGGCAATCATTGGGTTCAGTTCCCTGCCGCCTTGAGACAGGACACGGACGGTCAGGTATGCGTCAATGACTTGTAGGGCGGCGAACAGGATAAAGAGCCAGATCATGCCCACACCCGGCAAGGCACTTCAGGCGGCACGATCTTGATGGCGTCGATCTCCGCTTCCTGCTCCTCGGTCAGAGCATTGCAGCGCACGTTGACGTGCCATTCGGGATAGGTCTGCACGATAGGCTCGCCTTCCTCGTCGTAGCCGGTCACACGGCTGATAGGGCCGATAACGTCGAGGCTGACACCGGAGGCAGGCACCAGGGCAGTCCGCTCCTCGGTGATCGGCTCACCCTCTTCGTCCTCGCCGGTCTGCACCGTGAAGGTCTGCTCGTAAGCCAGCCCTGCTTCGATCAGCGCCGCGTTCATGTCGGCTTCAGTCGGTGCCTTGAGATATAGGTCCACGGGTTATCTCCTTAGGCCGTCAGGGCTTGAAGCTGGGCGTTGGTCAAGCGCGACGGGTAGAAACGGATTGAGCGGATGTGGCCGTTCCAGTTATTGCCCCCTGTGAAACCGAATGAGCCGATAGCAAGTGAAGTAGCATTTGTTGGCACAGCCCCAGAGGTGTCTACCGAAGCAGCCCCGCCGTTCGCAGAAACCGCAAAGTTGTCAGCCGCGTAAGCACCTGCAATCTTGTAAGTCGTGTTGGCTAGGATCGGGGACACCGCGTTAATGAGGGCTTGGTTGACGCTCGCGTTCGTTACCCGGAAGCGATAGTTGCCAGAAGCATCCACATCAAAAGCAATGAGGCTGTTCGTGTCAGTGCTTTGTGCAGCCATTGAATACGACGACAGCACATCTCCCGAAGTGGTCGCCTCCACCACAAAGCTACCCGCGCTCTGGTTATACCAAGGCGTGAAGTTCGGCCCCGTGATCGCAGCAACGTCAGCCGCGCGCGTCACTTGGCTGGCGACCGTGGGGATGTAGCTGGTGGCGAAGGCACCGGCTTCGAGTTGTG